ACGGTCCCTGTGATACAGGATTTAATTAATTTCCCCGCAGGAGCGCGGGTTCTGACGGAGAGCTATGGGGTTGCAGGTGGGGACACTGTTTCTACCCAAGCGACAATAAAACAGGTTAAATTGTAGTTTACGTGTAAATATCTATAATGGCACGTAAAGACTTGTCTAATATTGAGTTAACGCCGCATTTTCATCACTCCATCAAATTTAAAGAGAGGAAGTTCAAGTTTACCCCAAAACAGAAGAAATTTCTGAGCACTCTTTTAAACCCCACCGTTAAAGTTCTTTTTGTGGCGGGGCCAGCGGGATCGAGTAAAACATACATGTCCCTTTATGGGTGTTTGAGACTTTTAGCAGAGGACGCCAATAAGGAGCTATTATATGTGCGGAGTATTGCAGAAAGTGCAGACAAGGGGCTAGGGAGTCTTCCTGGAGACATAACGGATAAGTTTGATCCTTTTTCGATGCCCCTGTATGATAAGTTGGATGAAATCGTTTTTGAGGGCGACACAGCCTTTCTCAAACAACAAGGGCGTATTTCAGCGATCCCGATAAACTTTCTTCGTGGAGCGAACTGGAACAACAAGTTAATTGTAGCAGATGAGGCTCAGAACTTCACCTTCAAAGAATTGACTACGTTAGTTACCCGTATCGGTGAAGAAAGCAAGCTGATTATAAGCGGAGACTTTATGCAAAGTGATATTAATGGGAAAACGGGGTTTGGTGAGATGTTTGATTTGTTTGGGGATGAAGACTCTATTGAGAATGGCATTCACTCCTTTAGGTTTAACCGTAACGACATTGTGCGTAGCAAAATTTTAAAATTTATCATTTCTAAATTAGAAACATACAAACCTGTGTAATATCATATGTATATAATCAAGAGCAAACGTCAACGCGACAGCGGCGAACAGCTTCTATACTCACAGGACTAGGATCTTGTTTATTTTAGAAAAAAACCCTAAATAACATATAAAATAATAATGAGCCATCTATTTTGTCATAGCTGCGGAGGCAAGCTTTCTTACAGTCATGCAAAGCCAAATTTTTGTGGAAAGTGCGGACAGCAATTAAACATGAGTGCAACAACTAATATTGCTGCGGCGGCGTCTACGGTTGAAAAGTCAGTAGTTATATCAGAGAATGAAACAGACGCAACATCTGTTCCTCATATTTCTGATTTTCAAGTTGAATATAGCGCGGGACAACGTTCTGTAACTTTAGGTTCATTAATTGGGGAGCAAACCCCTCCCGATTACCAAAAGAGCAAAAGGGCTCTCTCAGTTAATGAATTTATTGATGAAAAGAAAAAAGAAAGGTGAATATACCTACGAAGATTTTTCGGACATCATAGATGTCGCCATAAAAAAGCAGCAGTATAAGTGGAGGCTAAATGCTGTTAAGTGGTTCGACTTTGAAGACGTAGCTCAGATAATAAAACTACACATATCCAAAAAGTGGCATATGTGGGATCAAGAGCGTCCACTGGAACCGTGGATAGGACGTATTATTTCTAATCAGATGCGGAACCTGATAAGAAATCATTATGGAAATTATGTGAGGCCCTGTTCTAATTGTAAGTTTGCGTTAGGGGAGGGTTGTTCTTTGACAAAGAGCAGAAAACAAGACTCTACCTGCACATCATATTTGAAATGGGAAAAATCCAAGAAATCAGGGCTAGAGTTAAAAACGCCTCTATCTACCGAGGACTTTCCAAAGGAGGTGCAGGGTAGGCCGTATGAGGATTTTGATTTTGGTTCTTCTCTGAAAAAGCTTAATTTTTATATGGAGATCAAGTTGAGCAATAATCACTACGTTGCCTACCGCATGTTGTATTTTGAGGACAAGACCGAGGAGGATGTGGCCCGTTTTATGGGATATAAGATATCACCCCAAAAAAGCAAGCTAGGATACCGCCAAGTTAAAAACCTTAAGAAAAAGTTCCTAGAGTTAGCTTTAGAAATCTTAAAAGAGCAAGATATCATAAAAGATGGACCTGAGTAAAGAACAGAAGGATTTTTTGCGAGAAAACGCCGCTCGGATTCCAGATTTAATCGACTTAACGAGACAGTGTTTCAATAGGAGTGATTTAGACGGTCGTTCGAAGGAGGGGAGAGCAGTAAGAAAATTCTTGGCCGATAATTCTATAGAATATAGGACGAGGGAGAAGCTTCCTGTCGAGGCAGTTGAGTTTACCCAAGAGCAAAAGGATTTTATTCTTGATCAGGCCAAAGACGGCCTTTCTTCTTTGGGGATTGCGCGGATCGTTTTTCCTGATCGCCAAGTAGGGCCGTTAAGCGCAGAACAAAGAGCGGTGCTCGCAACAATTAGAGAAGTAAATCCAGACATTATGCCATCTCAAGATAGCGGAGCATTGACTTCATACATTCCACCGAAGGCTGTTTCCCGAATCATCAAAAAAATCAATGATGCTACTGGAATTGGATTAGAAGAGGCAAAAATCAACAGACAAAAACAAATTTGTGTTGAAAGGCTTATGGTAAATCTGTCGAATTCTAGATTTCTTAAAATCATTAACAACTACCTTAATGAAGGGGACAGGGTGTTGTTCGAGCATGAGTTCATTCGTTTGACTTGGGACAAACCTGATTTGACGGCGGATGAGATTAATTTGTATTTAAATGTCTGCAAGGAGGTGATTAATTTGGAGGTAATTAGCGGCAACCTTAATAAATTAAATAACATGTTTGATGAGGCTGACGAACAGGCGGAAATGTCTATACGTCTTGCTGAAATCATCAAAGCAAAGAGTTCGGAGTATCATCAGTGCGAAACTCGCATCGAAAACCTTACGAAAAAACTTCAGGGTGACCGTGGCGAGCGAATGAAGAAAATGCACAAAGAAAACGCTTCGTTTCTCTCTATCGTCCACCTTTTCCAAGAGGAAGAGGAAAGAAAAACGATGATAAGGATAGCAGAGATGCAAAAAGAAGCAGTAAAGCAAGAAGCCGAAAGATTAGAGGGAATGGCAGAGTGGAAAGCAAGAGTTTTAGGAATTGGTCAACAAGATGTCTTATGATTGCAAAGAGTGTGGGGATTCATTTGATTCTTTAAGGAGTCTCCACGCACATATAAAAAAACACGGGAAGTTTCTCGGGGATTACTATGTGGAGTATTTCGCACGAAGAGATAAACTAACACAAGAGCTTCTCCCATTTAAAAAATACGATCAGTATTTCGCTGCTGACTTTCTCAATAAGGACAATATGGAAAAATGGTGCGACAAGGCACCTTACGAAGAAGTCAAAGAATACATAATAAAAACCCTAGGACAAAAAAAAGAAGACAAGAAACTAAAAGGAGGACCACCCTCCGTTTATTTGCAAACAGCAGAAATTCCCGATATAGACGTATGCAAGAAGGTTTTCGGAAGCTATGCCAAAGCCTGTAAGGAGTTAAGCATGGTCCCGATGCTGGCAGGACAGCTACCAAGTGAATTTAAAAACGATTACTCAAAAACAACTATCCTTGTGGATACAAGAGAGCAGAAGCCCTTGTCTTTCAGGAATTCAGAGTCCCTTAAGTTGGATGTGGGAGATTACGGAGTTGGGGGAGATTTATATGACTATACATTCGTGGATAGGAAATCATACCAGGACTTCTGTGCAACTATAACCCACAGTTATAACCGATTTGTAAAAGAACTTAAAAGATGCAAGTCTTTGGGGTGTTATTTATTTGTGGTAGTGGAAACCTCTTTCGGAGACATGGAGGGGGAGAATAGGCGGGGGTATAAAAAGTTCAATCTTGATTATGTCTACCATATGATGAGACAGATCCAAGCTGAGTATTCTGATTGCTGTCAGTTTATATTTAGCGGCTCGCGAGAAAAAAGCGAAGAGCTTGTGCCCAAGATTCTTGTTTTAGGAACGAAACTCTGGAAAGTAGACGTTCAATACTTTTGGGATAAACAAATTAAAGATTATGGCGTGGATAGAAGGAAAACAAAAACTAAGTCGAGAGTTCAAGGATATAAACCAGTTAATTCTAGGCGAAGAGGGATATTTAGAGGAGACTGAGGCGAAGATTTTGCTTTATAAGTTTCTGAGGGAAAATCCTTCCTTTGCTTGTGAATTGTTTACTGGTGTTAAGCTATTCCCTTTTCAGCACATGGCTATTAAGGCTATGATGGACTCTGACTACTTTTTGGGCATCTGGAGTCGAGGAATGTCTAAAAGCTTTTCTACGGGTGTTTTCGCGCTTCTAGACGCTATTCTGAACCAAGGTGTCCAGATAGGTATTTTGTCTAAGTCTTTCAGACAGTCAAAAATGATCTTCAAAAAAATAGAAGACATATCTAAAAGCCCCAAGGCCACCTTTTTTGCTCAATGCATAACTAGGGTTTCTAGAATGAATGATGAGTGGGTGATGGAAATTGGTCGGAGTAGTATTCGCGCCCTTCCTCTTGGGGACGGTGAAAAACTTAGGGGTTTCCGCTTCCAGCGCATAATTATTGACGAATTGCTTTTGATGCCTGAAAAGATTTATAACGAGGTTATTATCCCTTTCTTGTCCGTGGTGGAGAACCCTACTGAGCGCCAAGAGGTTTATGATTTGGAAACCCAGCTGATCGAAAAGGGTAAAATGAAAGAAGAGGAGCGAAGGACTTGGCAGGGCAACAAAATTATTGGTTTGTCCTCCGCTTCTTACAAATTCGAATACCTTTACAAGATATATCAACAATACGAGACTTTAATTCTTAACGAGAACAAGCAGGACGGGGCGCATCGAACCATTATGCACTTTAGTTATGATTGTGCGCCCGAGCAACTTTATGATCAAAATCTGATTAGCCAATCTAAGGCTACAATGAGCGATGCACAATTTGAGAGGGAATTTGGAGCGATATTTACAGATGACAGTTCGGGCTACTTTAAGGTCAGTAAAATGGCCAGCTGCACCCATCCAGATGGAGAGGGTCAGTGCGTAGAGGTACATGGTAATCCAAAAGACGAATATATTTTAGCCTTTGACCCTTCGTGGTCTGAAAGTGAAAGTTCTGACGATTTTGCGATGTTACTTATCAAGCTTAATAGGGACACAAGGAAGGGGACTGTGGTTCATGGCTATGCTTTGGCGGGAGCTAATTTAAAAACCCACATAAAGTATTTAGCCTTTGTTTTGACTCACTTCAACGTGGTAGCAATCGTAGGCGATTACAATGGCGGTGTCCAATTTATCAACTCCTGTAATGAAAGCGAGATCTTTAAAAAACTGAATATCCACTTGGGTGTTATTGAGGCTGAATTAGATAAGGCTCAGGATTACGAAAAAAACCTTCGCAAATTAAAACATCAATATAATCTTAGCGCAAAAAACATTGTCTTTTTAAGAAAGCCAACTTCCCAGTGGATTAGAATAGCAAATGAATCTCTACAGGCAGCTTTTGACCACAAGCGGATATTTTTCGCGGGAGCAGCCATGAATGATGACTACCATATTCAGCGAAAGGCAAAAGTCCCTATTAAAGATTTAAAATTTATTCAAAACGATCCTAATGAAAAGGGCACCGTTGGCGCGAGAATGATTGATTTCGTGGAACACCAGAAGGATATAATGGATTTAATTAAGGTTCAATGTGCCCTTGTCCAAATCACAACTTCTTTACAGGGAACTCAAAGTTTTGATCTTCCCTTGAATCTAAGAAAACAAACAGGTGCTGGCAAGGCCCGCAAAGATTCCTATTCTGCCTTGGTTTTAGGCAATTGGGCGATGAATGTTTTTTATGACATGATGTCTGATGATGTGGCTGATATCCAAACTACCTTTACTCCAATGTTCATTTCTTAACTTTTAAAAGTTGAAAGTTAACTTTGGGGTGTAATATGGAATACATTCCATGGCTAAAAGAAAATATACCAAACGCTCAGAATATTGGAACCAATTTGATGCTAATGAGCACCCCTCTCTTCCCCCAAAAGAAGAGATGACGCCCGAACTTTTAGGAGAACCCTTCTATACTTCGACCGCCTCCTATGAATATATTTCTAAGGCGCGGCGACAAGCAATGACCGATCAAGGTTTTAAGGGATCGCGGACCAACAGGGTGGCTTACAACAACCCGAAAGATAGATTTTCTAGCATTAGAGTAGGAATGCTCCCATATGAGTATGCCTCTGATGGAGTTACGGCTAGAGACGGTATTGAGCTGTGTCAAAAAGCTTACGCAAATGTAGCAGTTTTTAGAAATGCTATAGATATAATGTCGGAGTTTACCAACACTGATATTTATTTAGAGGGTGGGAGTCGCAAAAGCAGAGAGTTTTTCTACGAGTGGTTTAAGAGGGTTAATATTATTAACCTAAAAGACCAGTATTTCCGCGAATATTACAGGAGTGGCAATATCTTTCTTTATAGAATAGATGGAAAATTCAAAGCCGAAGACTATGCGAAATTAATAAACCAAGTGGGGTCCATAAATGCTTCTACAAATAAAATTCCTCTTCGATATGTTTTGCTCAATCCTTTTGATGTTGTAGCTAGAAGGGCCACGACTTTTACTTATGGAGGGGCTTACCAAAAAGTTTTATCCGAATATGAAATAGCTCGTCTCGCTAGCCCCCAAACAGATGAAGATTTGGCTATTTTCCAAGGACTCGACCCCGAGGTTCAGGGGATGATACGAGACGGTTCTTATTCTGGGGTGGGCATCCACATGAATTTAGATCCCAAGAGGCTTTCTTATTCTTTTTATAAGAAGCAGGATTATGAGCCTTTTGCCATCCCGTTTGGATTCCCTGTTTTGGAAGACATTAATGCCAAACTGGAATTGAAGAAAATGGATCAGGCTATTACCCGCACGGTAGAAAATGTTATTTTGCTTATAACGATGGGGGCTGATCCAGATAAAGGAGGCATTAACCCCAATAATATGGCGGCAATGCAGAACCTTTTCAAAAATGAAAGTGTGGGGCGCGTATTGGTTTCCGATTATACTACTAAGGCGGAATTTATCATTCCAGAGCTTAATTTGGTGTTGGGGCCAGAAAAATACCAGATACTCAATGATGACATTAAACAAGGTCTCCAAAACATTGTGGTTGGGGAAGAGAAGTTTAATTCTACTCAGGTAAAGGCTCAAATCTTTATTGATCGTTTACAAGAGTCTCGTTATGGGTTTTTAAATGATTTTCTTAATCGCGAAATCAAAAGAATTGCTAAAGACCTTGGTTTCCGATCATGGCCTGAGGCGAAGATGAAAGATATTGACATGAGAGATGAGGTGCAGCTTATGAGGGCTTCTACTAGGCTTATGGAGCTGGGAATCATTACTCCCAAACAAGGAATGGAAATGTTCCAGAATGGGAGATTCCCCGACTCAGAAGATCTTGTCAGTGCTCAAAAGGACTTCGTGGAGGAAAGGGAAAAAGGTTATTACAATCCTATAGTGGGGGGCGTTCCTGTTATTGCCCCTGCTGGTGATAAGGCGACTGGTCCCAGAAAGGAGGCGGGTAGGCCAGAGGGGACTACTGATATCCCTCTCGCTGAAGCATCCTACTCTAGGGCTAATATACAAACCACGATTTATGAGATTGAGAGTTTTGTTGATGAAGCCAAGGCGAAAATGCTTAAAAAGCTGAAGGCTGAAAAACTTAGTGAGTCTCAAGAGGAGATGGTGAATAGTTTATGTGAGTCCATCGTGTGCTCTCAGAGCAAAGAATATTGGGGAGAAACCCTAGAATCGTGTGTAAAAGATTTTAACAAAATAGAGAGCCTTCAGCCTTCTAAAGGGGTTTTGGACATTTCAGCAGAACATTCTTTAGAGGTTTATCCAGCAGCAATCTTATATCATAGCCATGAAACAACTGGAACGACAAAAAGTAATGAACTATAAGTATACCACCACTTTTGAGTCTCCGCTCTTGGCGTGTGAGATTAATGAATCCTCATTAATTTCTAAGGCATCCCTAGAAACTTTAGCGCCCCTTGTCCCCACTGATATTGATTATGAGAGCAATCTAGACTTGTTGGGGGTGGCATTTAATGCCGCCGTCGTAAACAAGTTCAATAAAAATGGAGATGGGATGAACGCAGCAACAGCTGTAGAATATACAAATAATTTTATCCACAAGCCCACTAATATCGAACACGACAAGCATAAGATAGTGGGACATATAGCCGCTGCGGGTTATAGTAAATTTGGATCTAACGAATTGCTGTCTCAAGAACAAGTAAAAGACACCACAGAACCATTCAATATCGCCTTGGGTGCCGTTTTATACAAAACGATTAATGAAAATTTTACCATTTTGGTGGAAAAATCTCTTGACCCCGATGATGCTGCTTTTCAGAAGGTTTCTGCAAGCTGGGAAGTTGGATTCAATGATTATGTTTTGGCGGTGGGGAGTGACGTTTTAAGTGAGGCTAGAATAGTGGCAGATCCTGATGAAATTTTAGAATTACAAGGGTTTTTAAGAAGTTGTGGAGGCAATGGAACGACAGATGAGGGTGAAAGTGTTTATAGATTAATTATGGGCGATATTTATCCATTGGGTATTGCATATACGCTTAATCCCGCCGCAGACGTAAGGGGACTATATGGTGGAAATCCCTCAAAAACCCAAGTTTTTATAAACGATAAAAGGGATAAAATTTCACAAAACAATAAATTAAATGTAAACAACCAAAAGAACTTTATTAACATGGAAATGGAAAAGACTCTTAATGAACTTAAAGAACTTCTTTCTGAGAAGAAATTCTCCAAAGAAGCGGTCGCCTCGATGACTGACACTTTTGCTGAAGCTATCCGTGAGCGGGATGAACAATACCGCAAGGATATCGAAACGCAAAAGGCAGCTAAAGAAGGCGTGACGAAGGAATACGAGGAATTAAAGTCCTCCGTTTCTGAGCTGGAAGAAAAACTAAATGCCGCTAATGAGCGTATTTTAGTTTTTGAAAAAGATAAAAAAGCCGAAGAGGCCGTCGCATCTTTTAATACATATATGGACAAATTGGACGAAAAGTTTGAACTCGATGACCAAGATCGCGAGTTTCTTGCTACCGAACTGAGAGGTCTGGAAGATGCAGAGGCTTATGAAGCTTTTGCCTCCAAGCTTGAAGTTTTATGGAAGCATAAAAACAAGGAAGTCCAAGCAGAGTTCGACGCGCAAATCCAAGCCCGCATTGATGAGGAAGTGGCTAAGAGAATTTCCACTGCCTCTACTGAAGAGGTGAAAATTGAAGAGGCTCTTGACGCAGCCGAAACAACCGATTCGGATGTTTCTAACTCTAACGAAGCTGTCGCATCTGAGGAGAAATCCTTCCGAGATAAGTTTAAAGCCGCCTTTTCCCGCGACAATATTGAAATTTCTTAATTTAACCAAAAAAAATTATGGCATTACGCATTCTACCATTCAGACAATACTCTGATCACGATGTCGTGAACCTCTATTCTGTCATTGACAGTGATGTGAACGACCAAACGACCGACGCGGGGGCTGGCGATGCTGGCCTCTTCGTAAAGGTCTCCGCTGGTAACTTCGATGCTGATCCGATTACCTATCAAACAAACAGCTATCTCGGTAAAACCGATTATCCGTTTGTTGGTACTACGGAGATGTATCCTGAAGTTAATCTTAAGATTACAGGTTCTACTTCAGGGGATATTCCCCTTGGTCTTACCCTGTATCAAACGGCCAAAAAGGACGAAAACGACGAGAAGTTGCTTTACCATCCACAAAAAGCCGCCGAACTCCAAGCCATGCTTCCAGGGCAGGCAGTTCCCGTTCTAACGAAAGGGATTGTTACTTTGGCGGCTGAAGCTTTCGACGGGACTACCGCAAGTTATACTCCAGGAACTGCTATCATTACTTCTAATAATACTAATGGCAAGATTACTGGTGCGACTCGGGGAGACTCCAAGACTTTTGGACACGTTCTAGGCACGGGCACCCGCTCTAATGTTGGAATCACCACTGACCAGTTCTCTGGTGATTATATCGTTGTATCTTTTGATTGTAACGCCACCTAAAACTAGAAAGACTTTATAATCATGAAAATTACTTTAAAAAGAACTCCCGAACAAGTCGAGCTTGTTAAAGCTATGGCTTCTCGTAATCGGAATGTTGCATACGAGGCTCAAGTGGCCCTTGCTGAATTCATCGGACCAGTTTTGGCCGAAGTGCTCAACAATGCCCCTACCGTGAGCAACCTGTTCCAATCACTTCAATTCGATGCTGATGACAATCCAAGCATCCCTCTTGATCTCTACTACGATATCGCTGACGAAGATTACGTCAGGGTTTGGAGTCAGAATCATGCAGGTGGTCTTCCTAGCAACCAAGTGCTGCCGACCGCTTCTGAACTGAAGCTGTCTACTTACAGCCTTGATTCCGCAGTTGATTTTGATCGGCGTTACGCGGCCAAAAGCCGTTTAGATGTTGTGGGTAAGACCTTTGCTCGCGTTGCACAAGAGATTCTTCTTAAGCAGGAGCGGACTTCCGCTAGCCTTCTTATGACCTCTCTTGCTGGCGCTACCATTAAGACTTCGCCGCTAACTGCTGACGTTCAAGTTTTCAAGGGAGCAGTCGCAGATGCCTTCCTCATGGATGACGTTAACAACTTGTTTACTCTCGCGAAGCGCATTAATAGTTCGTGGATCGCAGGAACTCCTACTTCTCGCACTAAAGGAATTACAGATATTATCTGTTCTCCTGAAGTCGTGGGCAGTATCCGCGCCATGGCTTACAATCCTGTAAATACACGGGGTGGCCGAGGAGACGCAACTGCTGGAAATGGAAGCACTGCCTTTCCTCTGGCAGCTACCGACGAGGTCCGCAACGATCTTTACAGGAATGCTGGTATTAGCAGCTTCATGGGTCTGAACATCTTGGAATATAACGAGATGGGTGAGGGCCAGAAGTTCAACACTCTCTTTGATACCGCTGCTGGTAGCACTGCCTATACCAAGTGGGATGGCACTGATTCAGGAGCGTTCGCTGCTACTGATGAGATTGTGGTGGGTATTGACCGCACTCGCGATTCTCTTATCCGCGCCGTTGCTACGGACGCTGATAGTGGAAGCGAATTCACCTTAATCGCTGATGATCAGTATAGCATCCGTCAGAATAAGATCGGATACTTCGGTTCTGTCGAAGAAGGCCGTGTCATTCTTGATAATCGCGTTCTCTGCGGTGTTATTGTTGATCGTGCTTAATAGAAACCCTTCTATAATAAAAAAAGGCCGCTCCTTCGGGGGCGGCTTTTTTGTTGTAATTTATTAGTTAAGTGTATATAATATTGTATGGCTAAGAAAAAAGCAGCTAAAAAGAAATCGCCCCCCTTCAAGGAAGTAACTACGGGGCAGGAGCAACCTGCGAAAAAAGGTTTGCTGGAAGAGCTGGAAGAGCTTAGAAACAAAGGGGAAACGAGTAGCGCTCGCTACCAAGAGGTATTAAAAGAAGTAGAAGTCATCTTCGGAGCGGGAGAAACCAATTCTTTTGGGACCACTGATATTAATATCCTAAAAGGAAATCTTGATGAAATGAGCAAAGTTGAGTTGCAAGAGTTGTGCAAAAAGGTGGGCATTAACCCTTTCTATGAGAAGGATATCGTTATAGGTAACATCTTAAGAGAATTCCGCCGTTTACACAGCGGTAGTATCTTTACAGCCCCACAGTCTATTCCTACGCCCGAGCTGAACCCAGAGAACCCCAAGCATAAAGAAATTCTTGATTGGTTAAATAGCTAAACATAGTGTAATACACTATATGCCCAATGTATTAGAAGATCTCGCTTCGGGAATTGTGGTCACTGAATTTGATAGTGACACAGGGATAGCTACAGTTAGCGCTGTGAGCGGATGGTTATATGAAAACCTTGGTCAGGCTAACACTTATTTATATACTGATTTCAGTGGCGAGGGGGCTAGTGGAACATATGGGGTAATGGATATAGAGGCCCAAAATGTTCTCAAAGAGTTATACCTTGGTAATTACTATAATAAGCAGGCGAGAAATGCTCTCAGAGGCATTGCAAGTTCAAGCGTGAGCGGAGATAACGTTTTGTCGCTAAAGGACGGAGAAAGCGCTGTGACGTTCGTTAACCGTAATGAGGTGTCGAAGGTCTATAGAGGGCTTGCAAACGATTGTATGGACAAGGTGACGCAATTGGCGGCACAGTATAATATCTACCAAGCACAGCCCCGTCAATTAGGGGGCATAGATGCCAGTGGGTATGCGACACCCTACCCTATCACATAGCCCCTTTAATAGCGGCGTGATTTTTCAAGTATTCAGCGCGAAGTGCTGGCAAATTTGCATTCGGAGCCTGTCTGTCTGCCGTGTATTTTTTCTTTAGCTCCTCAATAGTTTGAGGGGTCGCGCTTTTAGGGGTCTCCTTCTTAGGGGCTTCCTTCTTAGGGGCTTCCTTCTTAGGGGCTTCCTTCTTGGCTGTGGGCTTCTTTTTTGACTCACTCATAATTCTATGCGTCTGGGTGTGTATCGAACCAATCTCTGCCGTCGTTGAGGATTCTGTTTTTGCGCCTCATCGGAACCGAAGGATCGTTAAGGCGTTTCTTCGGCTCTTTCTTGGGCTCTTCAATAGGCTTTTCTTCTTTCTTTTCAAAGAAAGAGCTTTTGTGATCTTTATCTTTATTTCCCATTAAAAGTAGAGGTTATAGTATTCTTAGATAAATATTGGAGCGCTGCCGCAGCCGCTCATAAAGAAGCCGTTAGCAACATCGTTAGGACCGCCTACCTGAGCAGTAAAGGTAAGGTCAACAGTTTTATTAGATCCGATACTGGAAGAGAACGACTGGCTGTCGAGTTTTACTCCTTTGAGTTCTCCTCTGATGGCTGGCGCAGTCCCCGATCCGTTAATGAAGAAGGAAACGTCTTGGACTCCTGAGTCTAAAATATTGACAAGGTTAGCTGTGTGTGCATCGTTCATTACGGCACTAACATTCATGCTAACATCGACAGGGAAATCAACTGAACGGGAGAAGGGGAATTTACTCCCTAAGCGCTGAATTGGGGTTCTGGAAAGAGGCAAACTAACAGAAACGCTTTGGATATGAGCGCCATCATTGCCATCAATATCTGCGAGGCTTTCGCCATCGACATCAGCCAGAGAAACACTAACATCTCCTGGGCGTAATGCTGTAATTGCAGCGCTACCTACTTCCACCCCCTCGACTCCCCCATTTGTAGTCGCGTTGGGAAGTGCGATGTAGTGCGGGTAAGCAGTTCCTGACTCCTGATTAATGGCGGGACTGCCAGTATTCCCCACATCAGAAGAAGAGCGCATATTAGCCCCTTCCATGGTAACACTAACAGTGGGTAAAGAACCCACTGACAAATCAAGGCTATAATCACTAAGGTAGCAGTTACCAATCCCGATAACACTATCGGAGGGATCCATAGCTTCTCCTGCGCCAGCTTTGTTCAAGTCTTCTCCATCGGGAGAAGTGACAATATACAGATTAACGCCCGAGGTATCCGTTAAGTGGCCAGAAGCAAAGTTTCCTTCAGCATCAGGAGCACCTGTGGGAATTCCTCTATTAGAAGCTACTCCACTATTCTGGACAAAGAAACCCAGAGCCCTCTCATTAAAACCATCCGCGAGATAATAACTAAAATCAACGTTTACGGTGGGAGGATCAATTACCATTGAATCAATCCTCGCGAGGTCTCCAAATTGGTTTACGTCCTGTCTATTGATAGTAAAGCTGTAGTTAGCGCTCTGCACTCTGCCTAACTGTTCAGCATCACCTGCGCCAGTTAAAGAGGCATCCTTGCTAACGAATAAGCCTTCTGATTGATAAATTACTCGGTTTCTATTGGCCATGATAAAAGATTCTTTCCCTTGTTTACAGTTTTATTATTAAAATATGAAATTAGGAGAAGCGATATCTGTGCTGTTCTATATCAAAATCTATAAATCCCACATAAAGCTCATTAGCTAAAACCTTTCTGGTCCTATCACTTAGCTTCGAAGTCCTTACTTTGTTTACATAAAATGTTGTTTCTCCTACGTAGTCACTTTTTATTTCTGTGTAACTATAGTCTTCTCCTTTTAGGTCTCCTAATTCCGTAATGGGATATCCTGACATAGGTATTGCGGCTATCGTTTCATCTACAGAATCCATAAAAATAGATAAAACCCCATCCAATTGATAAGTGTCTTCTGCTAGTATTACAGCCTTTGCTAGGACCACGGTGTCCTGCATTCCCCCAAAGGCAAAAGGTTTGTTCTCTGTTTCTGATGTAGAAAGGAAGATGGCGGGAACCACATCGTCGTAGGGTTCGATGTAAGTCCACGGTCCAGAGGGGAGCCTAGAGTTAATGGTATATTTATTTTCTACAATTAAATCATCCTCTGTGTCATTGGTGAGATAAACATTAAAATCCTTTACGGCAAAATTTCCTGTAATTGAAGAATCTGTCGTATCTCCAGAGATTAGCGCCCTTCCATTATCGAAATCTAGAACAACACCATCATTTCTGCCCGAAAAATCCCCGTCTATGAAGACTCCCGAGGGGATTGTGGCTCCCGTAATTGAAGAATCAGTAACCCATTGCTTGTAGGGGCTCCCATAAGCGACGTATGTGGAATCAAGGTGGGGGTCGGCATAATAGAAAAAGTCTCCCGTAGTATTTGTATATGCCTCTCCCTTTTCCAAAAGGAAGTTGTCGAACCACAAGAAAAAAGAAGTGGTTAATTTGTGCTGGAACTGTTCAATCATTTCAATTCTTCAAATCTTTTTTTGTATTTCCTTATAAAAGAGGAGATATAGGGAGTGTTTTGAAATCCACCGCCCCTTATTTTCTTTACACGACTTTGAACCGCAGCCCCCGATCTGCCCCCACTTTTTCGCACTAAGTAGCCTAATCCTGAAATTCCTCTTTCAATTCCCTCTGCCCAGCTTCTGCCCGAGGCCCATGGAAGGGGGGTGATGGCAAAAATTTCTTCTGCTGTGGGTAAATTAACCTTAAGGTTGATGCCGTATCCCTTTGCAGATCCCCTGAGGTCAGAATCATATTGAAGGGTCACTCTTTCTAGTATTTCCAAAATGGGAGTTATTGGGCTACTTCCTTGACTAAACCCTATGAAGGCAAAAAGATTGCTTGTGCCTCCCAGTGTGCCGCTTATGTTGGACGCATTTGGTCCTGCCAGAATTTCTTGGGTAATCGGATGTGCCCTGAATTCGTTTATCATTTCTTGTTTAAGCTTATTGAATTTTTGTTTAGCCCTCTTCTCCAAGTCCCTTCTTGTTAATTTGGGAAGTTGGCGCTTAAGGGCTGAGGTAACATCTGCTTCTAGGGAGGACATCAGGACTCTATGGGGCTAAGAATAAAGGTATAAAACTGATTAGAGGTAAATCCTCTGGGACGCCCGTCACTTTCAATTATAAATTTGTTTCCATCAAATTCTACTCTGCGAGCTTCCCTTAGGTAGTCATATGCGGTTTCTTTAACCACAATTCTTACGGTTCCATCGGGAACAACCACTTTATTTTGGGTTCCTGCTTGTTCTGAGGGACCGTCATTGGTTAGATAAGATGTATCCATATCATCGTAGTAAATTCTCGCCTCAAAAGAATCGGATACGGTGGTATATTCTACAGAACTATTTGCTCCCGTGTTGGTTTTGCGATACAGAGAGTTCCAAGCCGTAGTGGAGGCTATTAGGGTCTTTTTTGCGTTCTTGTAGACTGTAATAGTGCGGGCGAAAGTGGTGTGTAGTGTATCGGCCAAATCCCTAACTTTTATAATTTGGTCTGCTGATAAAAATCCTGCCATATTGATTTTTACACTTTTATTTATATAATAAGATAGGTTTAAGGTATGGATGCTAAAAAAAATTTAAACGAGGTGTCTAATGAGGAAATTTCTAGGCTGTTTAAAATGATGTTAATAATGGTAGAGGACATGAAAAGAGATCATGACTTTCATTATGAAAAGCTCTACGAGAATATTCCCATCGAATATCACGGAATTATCAATACAGCCAATCACTTCACCCCCCAAAAGGTAAATTGGATTAGGAAAAGAATTTTAGACGTTGGGAACGAATCAATTAGAAATTTAGGGTCTAAACTAGATAATTATACTGTAAGTTTCATTTTTAATTAAGGAATAAGATTATGCCATTCAAGGAATTATATTCGTTCGATATCGACGAAGAGAAGGAGGTGGAAAAAACCCACACTCGCAAAAACAAGAAGACGGGTGAGGAGACAACTGTAACTAAAAAAGTTAAGGAGAAAGTCCCTATCAAGGTAAGGTTAAAACGCCCTTCGCGCAGGGAGTTAGAAGACGCCGAGCTGGAATACTCTGTCGAAATGAGCCGTTGTGTCAAGCGGGGGATTTTGACGAAAGCCATGCTTTACAAGAAGTATAGCGATACGGGGGGAGTGTGGAGCGAGGATGATGCAAAAGATTATGGAAAGCTCTACAGGGAAATTTTTGATATTCAGAATGAATATGCTCGCCTCGAAACGGTAGAAAAGAAGACAGAGAAACAAGAAAAGAAATTAGAGGATCTCAAAAATCGGCTTGCGGAAACAAAAAGACAGATTGTAGAGGCTGAATCTGCGATGCAAACATTGTTTGATCATACTGCTGACATCAAGGCCCAAAACCGCCTCCTTTTATGGTATACCTTAATGCTCACCCATATTCAAGGCGAAGAGGAAGATGATCCCATTACTTATTTTAAGGGAGAAAGTTTTGAAGAGAAAATGGAAGATTTTTACCTGAAGGAGGACGAGCTTTCTGATTTTTATGTAACCCTTGTAAAAAAGGTTAGCACCATTTTTGCCTTCTGGTTCTTCAATCAGGCTTCCACCCCAGATGAGTTTAACAAGCTCATCGAGGATGTGGAGAAGGGCGATCTTTGAAAGAAGAGTTCTACATCTCTCTAATAGGTGAGGCTTTTGACGGCTATACAGAGGTCGAATTTTTGGGCTCACCTCTTTACATTAAGCATGTAAGCATTACCGATCAAAGATATTTACATAAATATTATGAAAAATATCGCCAATTAGCAATAAATAGGGGGTTGGAAACAAAGGAGGAGCGAACAGCTTATGTTATAGAAGAGGGTATCTGGGAAGAGAAGGATGATATGGAAATCCAAAGCTTGGAGTTTGAGATCGAAAATCTAAAGAGAACTATAAAGAGTTTATTTTTACCTTCCCAGAAGGAGTCACTGAAAAAAAATATTGATGAAAAGCTTAAAAAGCTAGAGAGACTTAGACTCAAAAGACAAGAGGTTGTGGGACAAACCGCCGAAAACTATGCAACCAAGCGGAGTGGGGATGAAATCTTAAGATATTTATTGTTTAAAGATAAAGAATTAACCCAACACCTTTATAACGAGGATGAGTTTGGGGAATTAGAGGTTTGGGAAGTGGCTAACTTGACTCTGCTTCAAGCGAGTATCCAAGAGAGATTGGATGATGCTCGGATTCAAGAGGCTGTTTTGCGACCATTTTTTAGTATGTATCTTTCTTTGTGTGAAGATGCAGCTGGTTTTTATAGAAAGCCAATAACACATCTGACCATCTATCAGCTTCGTGTGGTATTATTTGGAAAAATGTTTTTTAATATTTTCCAATATACAGATGATATACCAGATAACTTAAGGGAAGACCCCGAAAAGCTAATGGCCTTTTCTGAGGCTCAGAGAAATAAAGATTCGGGCCATCAAGGGAAAATTCGTGATGATGCAGATGCTTCGGTGGCGTTTGGGGCCACCAAAGACGATCTGAAGGCTTTATCTGCTGATCCCAACGCCGTTTCTCTTTCTGAAGAGGCAAAAAAACATGGGGGTCAGCTAGATATGAAACAAATGATGAGATTAGCTGGGCACGATGTGTAAATCCTTGTGTAAATAACACAAAGGTTTACGGTTATGCCACTAAGAATACCAGCAACAGTAACGGGGCTAGAAGCTAGCATCCGAGCCCAAGCCAAGAAGGCTGGCAACGCGATGAAGATCGATATGGGGGCGGGGTCTAAAAGCATCAATAGTTTATCTCAACCCTTGGGCCGAATCACTGGTAAGGCAGACCAGTTTACCAAATCAATGGAGGCGGCTAATGCCCGTGTTTTGGCTTTCGGGGCATCTGTGGGAGTATTGTCTGCTGTTACGCGAGGGTTCAAGGAATTAGTTAATACGACTATTGAAGTAGAGAAACGATTGGCTAGCATTAATGCAATTCTAGGAGGTACAGGCGCACAACTAGACCAATTTAAAAAAACTATCTTTGAGGTGGCTCGTAATACTGAGCAATCCTTTGATACTGTATCCCAAGCCGCCTTGGAATTAAGTCGCCAAGGCTTAAAAGCGGAAGAAGTTACGAAGAGGCTTGGTGATGCGATGATATTGACTAGGTTGTCGGGACAGGGTGCGGCAGAAGCTGTAGCTGGTTTAACCGCAGCGGTAAACAGTTTTAAAAAATCGGGTATAACCAGCGCCGAAGTCGTCAATAAATTTTCAGATGCCGCTAAAAACGCTGCGGTTTCAGAGAGAGATTTAGCCGAGGCTGTTAAAAGGGCGGGTTCTGTGGCTCAGATCGCGGGGGTGAGCTTTGATGAGTTAATCGGTATTGTCAGTGCGGTGCAACAAAAAACTTCGCGTGGCGGTGCTGTTATCGGTAACTCCTTTAAAACTATTTTTACTCGCATTCAAAGTCTGGACAAGCTCCAAACCATGCAAAAGTTAGGTGTTCAAGTAACGGATACTTCGGGGGACGTATTAAATGCCACACAATTAATAAAAAATTTAGCTACGACTATAGAAGACCTCCCCGACGCGAGAAGACTACAAATCGCAGAGAACTTAGTGGGAAAATTTCAAGTTGCCCCATTTGTCGCAATTTTAGAAGATTATAATGACCAAGCATCAATAGCAGTACGATTAACAGATGTTTCCCAAAACGCTGCGACAGCCGCTTATGAGCGAAATGCGGCTCTAAACAAAACCTTATCAGCAGCTATTAACGAGGCCACAGTTAACTTAAAAGAGTTAGCTAATACATTGGGAGAAATAGGTGTCACCGATAGCCTTAAAAATATTCTTAGCTTTTTCAACTCTTTAGTGGGCAACATTAAAGAGCTGATGGAGGGAGAAGGAATTGGTAGTGACTTCGCCCGAGGGATAGTAAAAGGCATAGGTAATATCATTAGCGGACCTGGGTTGGCTATCTTCGGAGCCGTTATTGCTAAGCTTACCCTTGATTTGGCTAGGTTTGGAGTGGGTTCTTTGCAAACTTTCTTTGGTTTAAACAAGGCCGCGAAAGAACAGTCTGCGCTGCAAGGGCAAATAGCCTCGACTCTTATGAACAGTAAGAGTATTCAAAAACAGATTTTAGCTATTGAAAATAGTTCTTTAACCACAGAGCAAAAACGAGCGGCACAAACTAAGTTTTTCACCATCGCCCTTAATGAACAGTTGCGGATAATGACGCAAATGCAAGCTATATCAGCCAGAGTTGCTCCTGGTGTGGCAAGGGGTATTGGGGGCAAAAGAGGAAGAGCGGCTGGAGGGTTTATTCCTAATTTTAATATCGCACAGAGTTATGGAAACGAGCAAGCTGATATAGCGAGGGGGGTGGGTGGTGCACCGAAAAGTGCTCGTCCTGTTACAATGCCCAACTTTAATTTCGGTGGGGGTCAGCGCGGGACGATGGTGGCTAACACTAGTGAGTTTGTGGTTCCTGATTTCGCGGGTGGGGGATCTGCTATATTTAATCAGAATATGGTTAGCTCTATGGGATTGCCAGCTGGTGCGAAAAAAGTAGGCGCTGCGGGGGGATATATTCCTAATTTTGCTGGCCCCACCGCTATACTTAGGAATTTAGGTATTACCACACAAGCCCAATTTAATGCTGCGGTTAAAGCACAGGGAGGAACGGGGACCACACTAAAAACCGCAGAGGGAAATGTTTCTCCTGCTCAAGCCAAAAACACTTTTAAGAGAGGGGCGGGACAAAAGGGAATGCTAACAATTTCTCAGGGCTACAGATATGGTGTCGCAGCTTTATTTCCTAGCAAAAAAACAAGCGATACTGCGGCTACTTTTGCAGGAGAGAGTGAAAACGAAGGCATTCTGGGATTGAGGCAACGGGGGTTCACAGGGATGACACTGAAAGGTGTCCAAATCTCTGATTTGCAGACCATGCAGAGGAAAAAGAGAAGGGGGATGAAGGAGTCTGAAAACAGAAAAAAGCTTGGTCGTCTCTTCGCTGAACCATTGCTTAGATATGGAAGTGAACTTATAGGAGAAACATTCAGCAATGACGAAGCTAGACAAATAAGAGGTAAAATAAAATCAACTGGCGGTCGGGGCCGAGAAGGTTCAAAATTATTTAGCACCGCTGTCGAAGGCGGCATTTTTGAATCTGCCATAAGTCTTGTCACCAAGGGCGCTGGAGCTATTCCTGAATTTAAAAGTCACAACACTGAAAGAGAGCCGTTTGATTTCGAAGAAGGAGGACGGGCAGATAATAAATTCAAAAAGGCATTTGGATTTAGAAATGATTTAGTCAGAGCTGACGCGAAAAGAACCTCTTCTAACAGCGCTGTTCAGTCATTAATTTTTAAAGCTTTAAATGATCGCGCTGAACGCACCTATATTTTTCAGAGGGCCACCGCACAGCAAAAAGCAGGTAAAGGTTTAAAGCCCTTAAAGCTCGCTGCTGGAGGATACATCCCTAATTTCGCTGGGCCGCTAGAAGACGCAATAGCCAGAGAAAGCGCAACTGGGGTTCCCATTAACCAAGTCAGGGTTAATCAAGCGCCCAAGCTGCGTAATGCAGGAAACCCAATGGGTCTTGCTGTGACCAACATGAGAGATGAGCCTACTGGAAGGGTTCCTAATTTCGCCAAAGGAGGTGCGGGAGGAAGTGGGGGAGGTATAGGGGGGGCTACCAGTGATTTGTTGACAAAGTTTATTGTGTTACAAATGGTGGTATCTGGATTGAGCGGGATTGTCAGTGAGACAAGTAGCAATGCCGAAACCTTTAACAAGGCATTGAAAGCCATGAATCTTGCTATGACAGCTATGTTTGCTGCGTCTGCTTTCGGGGGTGTCGGGAAAACATTTAGTAGCGCAGGACGTTTATTAACTGGGAAAACTGGCGCGGATCTGGCGGCAAGGGGGAGGAGGATGACGGATCTCGGTAGAGTGAAACTTTCCCGTCCATCAACTAGCATGTTACCTCCCGCTAAGGGAGTTGGAATGGTTGCGGGAGGAGCCGCCAGAACCCTTGCAGGATCGTTTTTATCGGTAGCTGGTCCTGTGGCTGCGGTCGGTATTGCGGCATACTCGCTCTCTAAAGCCTTTGATTATTCAAGCGGAAGAAGTAATTTGGCGGCTCTTAATACAGAAGCACTAGCTACCAGCACAAGGATAGCAGAAAAAGAACTGGCCGCTTTAAAAGTCCCCGAAAGCTTTAAAGCATTAATGCGCCAAGATGCTAAAGCTATGGATAGGGATGTACAGGGATATACAGAAATGAGAAGGGCGGGGATGGGTCTTTTTAAACCCTTCGGGGATTTTAAAGGGAGCATGGACAAAGAATTCAAGGCGGATATCGGAGGAATGTCGGCGGCAGCGATTACAGAGGGTATTTCCCGACGAGAAATATATACGAGGTTGGGGAAAATGAACCAAGAGCGCTTAGAAAGAGGGGATATCGCTAAATTCGATCCCAAGGAAGAGGTCCAAGCCTTTTTCGAGGGGCTGGAGACACTGATGATGAAGTTTAATGCTCAAACAACCATATCTACAGTGGCTAATGCGTTGCCTCCCGCATTGCTGAAAGAACTTACAGAGACCAGCAGGTTGGAGGCCGAGGGTATATCATCAGGGCTGGGGATGAAGCCTGAAGATAAACGACGAAGATCAGCAGCGAATCGACAACTAAGAGAGTTCGCTGTTGGGGCGGGAATCGAAGGAGCAGATGTAATTAGTTCATCGCTTCTCGCGAAGGGAGTAAGAACCGCTGTTAAGACTGGAGATACTCCCGCACAAAGACAAGAAAGAATAAGAGCGGATATGGCCAAAATCCGACTGACGACAGAAATAGACATCGCCAAAATAAAAGCTAAAGCTATAAGCAAGGATCAAATAGCCTTGCAAAACGCGAGAGCGCTAGGAGAAGCCAGTAAACTACAATTACTTGATTTAGAAAAGAGGGTTGAGCTAGACGAGGGCCGAACAAAGAGGGAGTCATCTATAGTAGACATTCAAAAAACGCAGATATCGAACTTAGAAAGTTTAAATTTTGGGGTTGAAGAGGAAAAAGCTCTAAAAGAACTTATAATGAGTAAAGACTTAGAACAATTGGCTAGTTCTGAAGATAGGAGAGCCGTTCTATCTAACATTATAGATCTTGACAAAAAAGGAGCAAAAGAGGCAGCTCTTATTCTCCAAAGATTCGAAGAACAAGTAAGATCCATCAAAAAGAAAGGGGAGGCTCAAGATGAAAACTTGGAAAAAGACTACGAGGCCAAGAGAGTAAGCCTAGAAATAGCGCGAGCGGAAGAAAGAAGATTAAGAACGCTCAAACGAGAGGCAAGAATACGGGCAGATTTGAGAGATGCTCTTTTGGAAAGATCTGAAATAGGAACCGCAGCGGCTAGAGGATCTATAGAAAGAAATGTAAACTTAACCAGCAGAGAACGAGCAAGGGCTTTGTTTGATATATTACCCCAAGCTCAAGCTGATCAAAGACAAGGGTTTGAAAATAGATCGCTGAAAGAGATTAATGATCTTCTGAATAGCATTGATGCGAATAAATCTGGCTTAAAGCGCTTTACAGACGATCTGCGAGAAATTTTGTCCGATCCCGAGCTTGGCAAACAAGGGCTTGGAGCGGTGCTTACAAAATTAGAAAAGTTGACAGGAATTGAAAGGGGGCTGTTCCCTGAGTCAATTTTGCTGGAGGGAGGCTATGATAAAAGAAACACAGCAATGAAGGATATTATAGACCTCTTTAATCGGTTAGGAATAAGTTTGGAAAATTTTGGGCTAAAACTTGATGCTGAGGCGGATGCCATCAAGGACGGCTTAGGCAAATTTGCTAAAGCCCCCGAAATACTGGCTGAGACGGTCCAAGGACTTGCAGAGTCGACACAGCGACTTAGAGCTAATGCTGCGTTAGCTACAACAGCGGGAGAGTTTATTTCTGGGGCTAGAGGGATTAGAGAAAACGTTCATAGGGGACGGGTTGACGGCAGAGATCTAGCTGGCCAATTTTCTATAACCCGAGAGTTTGCTCTACAAGGTTTGCGGGACACAGCTAGAACGGGAATCACTAAAGCAGAAAGAAATCAAGCGGGGAGAGAGCTGGGATTCGTCAACCAACAATTTGACTTACAAGAACAGCTTATCGAATTATATAAAAATGAAAAAGACAATTTAGAGGAGATCAAAAGAGTCGAGGACGAAATACTAGACATCGACAGAAAAAGAAAAATGGTCAACCAAAGTATTGCCGCTTTGCTTGAGGATACTTTTATTAAGAGCGCTGAAGATATCGAAAGAGAATTTGGAAGAAACATGGTGGCAAGTGCAGAACAATTTAAGAAGACCATAACCGATGGAATGGTTGACGCAATTGTTTTGGGGCAAGATTTAGGGGACATTCTGAGATCGGCTGCTACAGATTTTTTCACCCAAGCAGCCAAGCACAATATGGCGGCGGCTTTCGATAGTCTTCTGTCGGGAATCGGCGGGGGAGGTAAGAAGAAGGACAGTGGCGGTGGAAATGTATTGAGTTTTCTGGGGGGGATTTTTGGCTACCAAACAGGTGGTTTAGTAAGGGGAGGTTCTGGAACAAGAGATGATGTTCCAACGTTACTAACGGGTGGCGAGTTTGTTGTTCAAAGAGATGCTGTAAGCCAATATGGAGTAGGATTCCTAGAGGGTCTCAATAGGGGAAATGTCGGTCAAATGCAAAGAGGAGGCCTCTTTACCCCAGGAACTTATGGACAGGGAGCTATTAGCGGCAAGGGAAATCTTTTAGATTTCGCTACTCAGTCTTTCACTAGCGGTCAATTCGACCAAATTAGAGGGGGTACTGGATTTGGATCAGTATCGTTAGAACCACAAAGCGAAATCTAAAAGAT